CTTAGTTTCTCGTATATTAAATTCATCCTTTCAGTAGCTGTGGTTCTGTGGATGCCAGTATGCTCTGAGAATAGTTTTATTGAGAAGTTTCTTTTTAGTATCTCCTCTACCCATATTCTTTCCATGTCATCAAGCTGCTCTACTTGCTCTGTATATTCCTTATAAATATTTTCAGTAGAATGTATATAATTTAAATCGGGCTTTATTTGGTCTATTTCGTCACAATCTTTTAGTAAATGGTCTATATGTAGTCTGTTAAATTCAGAACCCGATAAGTGAAACATCTTATAAGCCACTACAAATATAAACCCATCTATCTTATTTAGGTTCTCAGGAAGTGCATTAGTCAGAAAGTATATGTTAACCTCCTGCGATAAATCTCTCCAGATGTCCGAATGCTTGCAGATGTTTTTACAAGCTGTTTCAATTACTTGCCTTTTCTCTTTTATAAAATCCTCGTTCACTATTGCAAATATACTAAAATTATTTAATCAACTACAATTATGTTTTTACGTAAATCATTCATAGAAGTTTCAACTAATAAAGAAAGTTCTTCTAACTGCTCCTCTGTGAAATTAGCCTCAAATTTACTCAGTATGTTTGTGCCTTGTCGCATCCAGTTATTAAATAGCTGCTTTGCTCTTTGCTTCTCTGTACCTATTAACATACTTTTCTGCTCAATCGTGGCTTTGAATAGTCCGATTAATATAAGCCATTCGATAGCTTGTTTATCTTCTAGTGTTTTCTCCATTGGTGGGTTTATTTTATCTATGTGTTCTAGTAGGTCTAGCTGTTTCATAGTTGTTTAATTTTATCTTTATAAATTACTTTTAGCTCGATTAACTCAGGAATTGAATACTTCATAGGCTCGCCTCTTAGTTTCTTTAGTTCTGCAAATCTACACAATCCTATTCTATTAGGCAGCCTTTCAGTATAATCTAGCAATGCTCCATGTCTATGTTGATTGCAATAAACACATTGCCCATGAATATTATCTGTATTGAATCTTAGTTCTGGGTTTCCTCCTGCGCTGTAATAATGTCCTGCATCGTATTTGCCTAGTAAAGGAGTGCCACAGCTTACGCAACCTTTGTCTTTATCCCTTAGCCTTACATATTTGTTTACTATTACCTGAAGCTCTTTAACATGGTCGCTGTAAGTTTTTAGCTTATCTTTTAGTTGCTTCTTTTCTGCCTTCCATTCTTTGTCTTTTACCTTCTTACTCCATTCTAAAATGCAGCTAGGTTGTAAACAAACTTTTTGTAGAAAGTACTTAGGCTCAAATTTATCTTTACAAACTTTACAGCGTGGCATTTAATTTAACTGGTCTTTAATATAAGTGATATACTTTTCTGTGTACTTTTGGTAGAACTCAGCAAACTGCTCTTTAGTTGGGTCTTTACCTATCTTCTGTTTGCAGTAAATATATAATACATTTCTTAGCCTTTCGCTTTGGGTCTTTCCGTTTGGTTTGTCCAGTACTACTTTATCAATCTGAGTTATTTCATCTGTAGAAAGTCCTTCATCTGACTTGTAGTAAAGCGTTCCGTTTGACTGGAACAAATCATGGATAATAGCTGCTTGCTCCTTGCTTACCTCTAATGAAGTGTTGAATCTTAATGTATAGCTCCTATCTGCTTTAGGTGTAAATCCCGATAGAGTCGCCTGTGTTAATAGTTTTTTCATTGTTCTTTAGTTTTATGTAGTTCAATATATTCACTTATATTATTTGTTCTTTGGTCTGCTAAATTTGCTCTAGTCCTTAGCTTACTGTTCTCTACAGACAGTTTGTATATCTGTGAATCTTTGTTTTTTAATTCTTTGCTATACATTATACTCAAGTCATAGAGTTGGTTAATCTGTTCTAAGGCACTTTTAAGCGTGTGTAACGTGTCTTTAGTTTGTTTTGATAGGGTAACACCCTTTAAAGCATCTTCTTTGCTTAGAGGCGTTATATACGCTCCGTTCTTTTCTAGTACCCTTTCAATAAGAATGTTTAATTCTAATTTTGTAGTCAACTGTTCTAGTGTCATAATTAAAATAGTAGTTGTTGGTTAGTATTATTCGCTCTTTGTATTCCTCGCATAGTGTCAAAGATAGTTTTTCCTGCTTCGTAATCTACTAAGTTTCTAGCTATTTTGTCTGTTCTCTGCTCTCCTTTGTAAGTTGATAAATTTATTTTATGAAATTCCTCTAGGCTTGACCGTTTAGCGTGAATAAAATTATCTGCTTTTCTATCTCCTAAGTCAGTAGGTAGGTTAAAATTAGTCCAGTACAAGTGTCTGCCTCTTTTCTTTGCAGGTATTAAAGGCTCGTAAAATGGTATTACATTCTCTACGCAATACTTGCCTTTAAAAAAGTGGTCTAGTAGTAAAATTTCTTGGTATAGTTTCATGTCTGGGTAAGTTGCTTTAGACTTCCTTTCCCCTTCTCCTGTGTTTGTTTTTCTCATTCTGCTGTGAGTAGGGCAAGGAGGACTACTCCAAATAAAGTCAAATTCTTTGTAGTGGTCTAGTAGATATTGGTGTGCATCTGCTACTATTACCGTATCATTTGGGAATCGCTCTTGATATAATCTAGCAAGTTCAGGGTCTAGCTCTACTGCTGTTACTTCGCAGTTATCCCAAAGTAATCTGTTACCTCCTAGACAGGCGTATAAGTTTAGTGCTTTCATAGTTCAAATGTTTCTTCTTCCATGTAACCGTTTAGCCAATCTTCGTCTTTTGTTGGCTTAGGTTCTATAGTTTTGTTAATATCAAATTCTTTATTTGGCTTTAAAGGTAGTGTTTTTTGTTCTTCTTTTACTTCGTTATATTTTCCTCTATCTGAATAAACCCTATTACCTCTGTCATCTAGCATATAATATCTTGACTTATCTACATCAAAATACAATGTATAAACTCCGTTCTTACTAACTCCTTTCGGTTTGCTCTTAGCTATAATTAAATGCAATTCGTTATTTGTGTATGGCACTCCATTCTTAGAGCTTAATCCTAAAGGTGGTCTCCATTGCATAAGCATAGATAATCCTTTTCTAAACCATACCTGACCTCCTGCTAATTCTCTAGCGTGTGGAGCAGGATAAAAACTAACCCCATCAACTGTAGATTGTGCTTGGTCTCTAACGTGGGTTATTATACAGTTATGTCTATTGGTTGTTCTAGCGTTTCTCCTAACCTTTCCTAGTATTCTGCTTAGGTATTTATCTTCTCTACCTAAATCTTCTGGTAGATACTCCTCGCTTAATTCATTCCATGGGTCAATAGTAGTAGTATTAAAAGTAGTGCCTAATTCAGATTCTATATTATCAACTAATTTATAGAAGCCTATAATAGTTAAGTCTTTATCTAGTGGGTCTACAACTACAAAGTGTTCATCTATAAACTGCTCAGCATAAACACGCTCTACTTCATTCATTGCATTGAATCCTTTTATAAATCCTTTGCCTATAAATTTATGGCATAGTTCGGAATATACATCTTTGAAGTCTCCAGTTTCAGGAGTAAATATAATATGCTTCCAACTGTGAACACATGATAAGTTTATTAATATCTCTAACCAAAGTTCTGTTTTACCACTTGCAGGAGCTGCTCCTAAATAAGTAGTGCATCCTTCTTTGATAGTTAGCGGCATATTATTCCAATCCCAACCTATAGATTTGCCTCTTTGCCTACCATTATTTCTAAGGTCTGTAAGTTCTTTCTCGACTTCTGCTAGTTTCTTATACATTAGTTTACAGGTTGGTTGTTAATACTTGGGTTGTTTGGAGTTGTATAATCATTAAAGCCTGTCTTACTCCATGAAGATAATCTTCTACTAAGTCCAAATGTCTTTTGCTTCTCAAATCTCATTTTCTTATCCTTCGCTCCATGCTCAGTCCAGTACTCCTCAAAATCTACAAATAGTTGTTTAGGGTATTTATTAGGATTAGCTTTTATAAAATGAGAAATGGATAATCGAAAATCTTGTTTTCGTTTTAATATATCTTTACCTTTATCTGTATCTGTTACATTAACTGTATCAGGTTTTCTAGGTTCGGTTAGGTTATTAATTAACCCACTAGGTTTTCTAGGTTCTTCTAGGTTCTTAGGTCTACCTCCTAGCTTGCCATTGCTTCTACTCTTTTCTGCTCTTACTTCATACTTTTTTAAATCCCTCTTTAGCTGCTGCTTAATAGGTTCAAATACAAGGTCTACTACAATGTCATCAACTACTGGGTCTTTATCATTTACATATCTTAGGATAGTTAGTAGTAGTTCTCCTGCTTTATCTTTAGGCATCTTTTCTACGGTGTGAATTAAATCCGCATATAAAATAAATCCTTTTTTGTCTTGTGCCATTCTTTTAAAATTAGTGCATAAAAAAGCCTCATAGGTTTGTTGATGCGGCAACTCCCCTATAAGGCTTAATATTAATTATCTGTTCTATAAAAAGTTATGTCCGCACTAAACTTTCTACATTATCTATTGTAATAAATTATTTAAGTTGTACAAATATAAGCTATTTTATTT